GTATATGTCTTACTGGATACTATAACATTCATTGGTGAGAAAGGGTACGAAATTTACCACACTGGGAGATTTGAAAAGATCTTGCATAACTCTAGTGATTACACGGAATGGTATGAAAAAGTTTATGAACTCCGTAAGATTTTGCGTGATGTAGATCAAAACCCTAATTTTGTTGAGAGCTCATTCTTAGCTGATTTGAGTGATTTAATTGAAAAAGGAAAAGCAATTAAACGATTTTCAAAAAATTTTTCTCGATCTGATAGACTCCATTTCCAACAAATTTTTTCGGAATTGGAAGTTATGGAAATAGATTATAATACCAAACGACGAGCACGAGAACCAAGAGAAGTTCCATTTTCCTTATTAGTGGAAGGTGATTCTGGCATTGGGAAAACAACAATTCTGGATATTTTATGCGTGTATTTTGCACAGCTGAATGGTCTTAGACCAAGTCCGGCTTATAGATATACTAAAAATGCTTTTGCAGAATTTTGGGATAATTTTTCAACTTTTATGCATACAGTGATTTTAGATGATATAGCATTTATGAAACCTGATGCAACCATGGGGGGTGATCCTTCTTGTATGGAGTTTTTACAAATTATTAACGCAGTCCCATATGTGCCAAATCAAGCAGCGCTTGAAAACAAAGGAAGAACGCCTTTAAAGGCTAAGCTTGTAATTGGTACGACAAATACTCGCAATTTGAATGCACATCATTATTTTTCTTGTCCGAGCGCAGCACAGAGGAGATTTCCTTTTATTGTTACCGCTCACGTTAAGCCTGAATATAGACACGAAGGCGCTATTACGTTGGATTCAACCAAGGTGCCTATGGCCGAAGCAGGTGAACTACCGGATTATTGGACGTGGAGTGTTTCAACTGTTAAACCTATTGCAGGTAGTGCAGTAGAACGAAGACGAAGATTAGGTAAGGAGACTGTCTTATTAGAAGAGGCTAGTCTCCAAGATTTTCTCAGTTGGTATAAAGGTGCAATTGAAGCTCATAATGCTAGCCAGGAAATAATGCTGAAATCTTTACATCGACTACAGGATATTAAACTGTGTATGTGTGGTATGCCTTATTCGATGTGTAAATGCCAGGTTCAAACTTACTCAGAAAAAAGCGACGCGCGCATTATGTTTAAGATGTGGCTATCGATTGGTTTGGGATTCTCAGCCTTATGGGGTGTGAGAGATATTCTAGCAAGCTATTTTGTTAATCACCTCTGGGGAACGTTTTGGATGCGCATGGCAGAACGATTTTACATTGTTAATCGTTATGGTTTTGTACATCCAAGGGTTTTCATGGCCCATTTGGGCCGAAGAGCAGAAGAGATACTAACGCGGCCTCAAAAGTTGATTTTAATAGCAGCCGTTGCTACGACATGCTTAATTATTTACAAAATGTGCAAAGGATACTCAGAGACTCAGAGTTTTACTGAGGAAAGTGGTAAAGAATGCACCACAAAGACAGAAGATGAACGTGAGGACATATGGTATAAGAGTGATTATTCGCTTACAGCTTATGATATGATGCCGGCAAGTCTATCATCGAATGGGTTAACACGAGATGATTTCCAACGTATAATTGGTAGAAATATTGTTCGCATTAATGTGACAGCAGGAGCCTATACACATAAGAATAATGCTTTTTGTATTTATGGTCATGTCTATGCTGTTAATCGCCACTTTATTGAATTGGGGATGAATTATTTGTTTGAAATAATCCAGTGTGCAGATACAACAGGCATAAATGGCAATGTCAAAACATGTTTAACTGAAAAGGATATACTGTTTTTTGATGAAACCAACGATTTAGCTTTTGTGCAAATTTTATGTTTACCACCCAAGAAAGATCTGCGGAAATATCTTATTAAGGACTCCTTTGAAGCAAAAGCACCTGGTTTTCTCCAAGTGCGAGACTTTGATGGTAAATTGAGTGTAAACAATTTTAAAGGTTGTGAACATTTGACTGATGTAAGATTTCCAAAATGCAACATTAATATGGAGCGTGGTATTGAAATGAAATCAGGAGAACAAACGAGATACGGAGATTGTGGAGCACCATTGGTATTGGAAACAGAACTTGGTTTTGTGATTGCAGGTATGCATTGCGTTTTGGCTGATAAGCACAGACCAGTAGCAGTGAGGTTCACGGAAAAGGAAATTAGAGCTTGCGAACAGCGCTTTGATAACTCTATAAGTGAAGGTTATCCTCGGCTACAATCAGAAACCGCTTCCTTCGAATTGGGAGATTTGAGTAAACGATCAGTCGTCAGATTTGCAGAAACTGGTTCGGCTTATGTGTATGGATCCACTGAAAAGTTTAGGACAAAACCCAAAACCCGAGTGGAGCCAACAATGCTTAGTGAACGTTTTAAGGAACTAGGCTTCATACCCAAAGTCACTAAACCAGTGATGAAAGGTTGGGAGCCGTGGCGTAATGGTTTATTGGACATGGTTAAATGTGATTCACCTATTAGAACAGACATTTTAGATATTGTAAAGGAGAGCTTCAAGAAGGAGATCCTTAGGAGTATCGATATGGAAATGCTAAAAGAACAAGTACATATTTTGACTGACTTTGAAACAATCAATGGAGCACCTGGTGTAAAGTATATTGATAAAATTAATAGAAACACATCAGCAGGTCCACCATGGAACAAAAGCAAGAAATACATGATGCATGCCATTCCGCCTATTGGTGAAACGTTAGATCCAGTTGATTTGAATGATGAATTGAAAGGTCGTATAAATGAAGCAATTGAATGTTATAAACGAGGTGAAAGATATCACTTCCTATATAAGGCTCATTTGAAAGATGAACCTATTTCCTTTGCTAAGGCTGAAGCTAAGAAGACACGAATTTTTTGTGGGGCTTCAATTGATAGTACTTTTATAACAAGAAAGTATTATTTAGCAGCTGTACGATTTATACAGAACAATCGTTATACATTCGAGAATGCTGTTGGTATTAATGTTGATTCCATAGAATGGGATGATGTTTATCAGTACCTAACATGTTTTGGGACCGATGGAATTATAGCGGGTGACTTTAGCGCCTATGATAAAACAATGAAAGCAGTATTTTTACACGCTGTTTTTGATATTTTGGACTGGCTATTAATGTTATCTGGAAATTTTAAGGACACTGACAAAAACATTCTGTATGGTATTAGAGAAGATCTCATTTACTCAACCACTGATTTTAATGGGGATCTGATTGAATTTTTTGGAAAAAATCCTTCGGGAAATGCCTTGACAGTAATACTTAACGGTCTGGTTAATTGTCTTTACAACCGATATGCTTATTATCTACTTAACCCAGAAAATGAATGTGAATCTTTTAAAGAGAATGTTCGTTTAATGGTGTATGGTGATGATAATATAATGGGAGTAAATGTCGATTATGCACCATGGTTTAATCATACATCACTCGTTTTTGCTTATGAGAAAATGGGGATCAGATATACCATGGCTGAAAAGACTGCTAAGAGCGTACCATACATTAAGATCACGGAGGCCACCTTTTTGAAAAGGTATTTTCGATATGACGATGTATTAGAATGTCAAATGGCGCCCATAGAATTTCAATCCATAGCGGATAGTTTAACTATGTGGGTCAGATCAAAGTCAATCACGAGAGAACAACAAATGCTTGAAATAATGAGTGGAGCTTTATTGAAGTTCTTCCACTTTGGTGAGAAAACTTATAAAAAATGGTACAAAATCTTCAAAGAGATTGTTGAAACAACTGATTTGAAAGATTTTGAAGTTGAG